ATGCGCAAAGTTTGACGACTCCGCAATGCAAATGATTGCACGTAAGTTCGAAGAAGCAGGATACGAGATCCCAAAGATCGTGTTCTGGAATTTGAACGCAGCAGACAACGTGCCAGTTAAGTACGACACTCGTGGCGTAGCACTGGTATCTGGATTCTCTCCAGCTATCATGGTTGCAGTGCTTGGTGGTGATACTGAAAAGTTCACTCCAGAAGCAATCATGTTGAAGGCACTTATGGTGCCAAAGTACGACTTAGCTTAATAGGTTCGCATTGACTGGTGTGCGTTATCACCAGTCACCATAACTCAGTATATTTCTGTCTTCTTAGGGGTTTCAGGTTCCACGATAGGTATGCCAGATCGAGACTAGACTTGCAAGGTAATGCTCGACGTAACATACTAATACCTACAGACGAAAATTGACAATCGTTTGGGAATATACTGAATTATGGTATAAATACCTTTATGCGGGTAAGCTCAAGGTGAGACGCCAGCCTTCCAAGCTGCGCTGAGTGGAGTTCGATTCTCCCTACCCGCTCCACTTTTTAATTTTATGTATTTCGTTACAAAACAAGAATATGCGAGTAGAATTTCCATCTGTAAAGGATGTGAACTCTACTCGCATTTTTTATGTACAGAATGCGGATGTGCAATACATCTTAAATGCAAGGTTGCTTTTGTTTCTTGTCCCATAGGTAAATGGAAAGAGACCGATGATTCTACTGTAGATGATACAATTGGGGATAGCGATGATAGTTCTATTTTTACTTCAGATTAAACATTGGTACGTTGATTTTGTCATGCAGACAAATGATATGGTGGCAGGTAAAGCCATCTATGGAAACAAGATGGGTATTCTTCATTCTGCGGAACATGCAATTGCCACGTTTTTTATTCTACTTTTCTTTGTAGATCCAATTACTGCCATTGCGTTGGCTCTTTTTGATTTTGTTACTCACTACCACATTGACTATGTAAAAATGAACTACGGATGCAGGGACATACAAGATCCCAAGTTTTGGAACCATCTCGGGCTTGACCAGATGGCGCATCAAATCGTTTACTTAATAATTGCTTTTGCTATCATGTACTAAGACCCTACCGTGTGTAGGGTTTTTCGTATAGGTGTTTACTTTAATTCCGATCTGATGTATAATCAATGTATTGATTAGGAGAGTTCGTTATGAAGATTCGTGTGATTGTGAACGGTGTTTCTTACTACACCACTCGGGCTGCTATCAAAAAGCAAGTAAGTGGTGACTTCTCATTGCAGAATACTGCGTTGTATCATGCACTGCATATGATGGGTAAGAATCTTGGCATCGGCACGACAGTGGCTTTGTATGATGGTAAAATGAAGCGCCATCAGTTTGATGTTCAGTTGAGTGTAATTTAAGGAGATATATTATGGGTTTGGACATGTATGCTTTTTCTGTTGCTAAAAATGATGGCAACGAACAGTTTGTTATTTCTGAAGATGCAGATCGCCATGATCTTGCATACTGGCGTAAGTTCAATGCGCTGCATGGTTGGATGGAAGACCTTGCACGTGCCAATGGCTTTGATGGTGAGTTCAATTGCGTTCCTGTGCTACTATCACCCGATGACATCGATGACCTAGAGAATACGGTCAACGAAGGACACCTACAGCCACGTGGTGGTTTCTTCTTTGGTGCTCAAACGATAGAGCCTGAAGATATTGAAGCAACCCAAAAATTTATTGCAGATGCTCGTGTAGCATTTGCTGAGGGTCGTGACGTTTATTACAATAGCTGGTGGTGATATGATTAGATGGATTGAAAATGTTAGCAAGCAAGATGTGAAACTTGGTTTTCACATGGATGCTGGAAAGAATTCGATGTTGATTCGCATCCAGGATCCTGCCACTGAGTTTGGTAAGATTGCTCATGCTGACATGTTCAAAGAAGTCCACGAGTTCGAATTCCTTGACGCTGAAGATGACGATGGTTTCGAGGACTGCGTTAAAGTTAGTGATGAGCAAGCTGCCGAGTTGGTTCGTTTGTTGCAACATGCTCTCGCTAATTCCATGAACGTAGTTGTTCACTGCCATGCTGGTATCTGCCGCTCTGGTGCTGTCGTTGAGATTGCTACCATGATGGGCTTTACTGCCACTGAACGTCTCCGCATACCCAACATGAGAGTCAAGCACAAGATGATGCAAGTTCTCGGCTGGACTTACGAATAACCCTACTAGCAGTAGGGTGTTTACTTTAATTCCGATCTGATGTATAATCATTGTATTGATTAGGAGAAACCAAATGGCTAAATTTCAATTCTGGACACAAATGACTGCTCGCAAAGGCGAGAACTTTTGTATTATGTCCAACTCTGGTCTGCGTGCTGCGTATCCTTCCATAACTGAAGATGAATGCATGGCAATGATGGATGAGAAAGTTGCTGAGCTAGAGAAAGAAGGTTACGTGGTTACTTGGCAACAAGACTATGCTGAACCTGAGTCTGACTATGGCTTTATTGATGTAGGTGGCATGACGTACGATGAAGTACGTAACTTGTCTCGTGGTGAATGAGAGGTATGATATGGCTTACAATAATGGTGGTTCCTACGACCAAGAAGCTGAGTACGCCAAGAAGTCTATGGTTGAACTGATTGCTATCCGCACACAATTCGAGTTGGCAGTCACTAATCATCCACAGATTAAGATGTTCAATGAGCACTTGCAGTGGGTCAGACTTAAAATCGCTGAAAGAATTGGAAAGAAATAAAATGCGTAAACTAGCTACTATTCGTATGATCGATGCACTGAATCCTATCGAGGGTGCAGATGCCATCGAGTGTGCAACCATCGGTGGATGGAAAGTTGTTGTTAAGAAGGGTGAGTTTAACGTTGGTGATCGTGCAGTCTATTGCGAAATTGACTCATGGATTCCACATGAGTTGGCACCATTTCTTTCTAAGGGAAACTTCCCACGTGTCTTCAATGAAGTTAAGGGTGAACGTCTACGCACTATCAAGTTGCGTGGTCAACTATCACAAGGTTTGCTGTTGAACCTCGACATGGCTATTCCACAAACCAATTCATTCGCTATCGGCGACGATGTTTCTGAACTACTGAACATTCAGAAGTGGGAAATGCCAATGAATGCTCAGTTGGCTGGTATGGCTAAGGGTAACTTTCCATCTGTTATTCCAAAGACTGACCAAGAACGTGCGCAGAATTTAGTGGCAGAAATTGTTGCTGCCAACGAAGCTGGTTTGCAATTTGAAATCACTGAAAAGCTGGAAGGCTCTTCAATGACTGTCTACTTGATCGATGGTGTGTTTGGTGTTTGCTCTCGCAATCTGGATCTGAAAGAAACAGAAGGCAATACTTTCTGGCAAGTTGCACGTCGTGATAACATTGAGCAAAAGATGCGTGATGAAACTGATGAGAACTGGGACTTTGCTATTCAAGGTGAATTGATTGGTCCTGGAATTCAAGGTAACATCTACAAGATGTCGCAACCAGAGTTCCGTGTATTCGATGTATACGATATCACCAATGGATGCTACCTGAACGCAAAGGCAAGAGCAGACTTCATTGCATCTCTTGGTTTGAAGCATGTACCTGTGCTAGCATCAAGAGCTTCTTTGTACGATACTCTTGGTATCACTGACATTCCTCAGCTGCTGCAGTTTGCAGAAGGCAAGTCTGTCATGGGCATGATTGGATGCGAACGTGAAGGTATCGTGTTCAAAGAAGTCAATGGTGGTATTACATTCAAAGTGATCTCTAACAAGTACCTGCTAGGAGAAAAGTGATGACTGATGTTGTAGAGAAACCAAAGATGTGGCAGTTGGGTGTCATGATTCATGGCTACCGATTACAACAAACTTGCGGTGCTTGTCCTGAGCAGTACGATGTGTTTGATGATCTTGGTCAGCAAGTAGCATATTTCCGTCTGCGCCATGGTGGGTTCCGAGTGAATGTGCCAGACCATGGTGGAGAGGTAATATATACTGCGAATCCAAAAGGTGATGGTGGATTCTTTGCCGATGAACGAGTTCGTTATCTAACAGAAGCCGTTATGGCAGTGCAAGAATACTATATCAATCGTCGATGGGACAAAGATGATTATACTGGTGTCGATATTAATCGTTGGACTAATGTAGAGTAAATTTTTATTAAGGAGATATCATGGGTAAAGTAGCAACAGTAATCGCAGCACCAATCAAAGGTGCATTGGGCAATGAAGTAAACGTAGGTGACACTGTCATGGTTGTTACCACTGGTTATAGTCATCGTGTCTCTGTCAACAAGGGCAAGTACGTTGGCTACATCCAGAGTAGTGGTCAACAACGTGCTCGTATCGAAGTAGAGAGCACACGTACATTTCAAGTCAAACCAGATGGCACTGAGTTTAGTTGGTCAAAAGACTACAACTCTGCAACATGGGCTGATGTTCGTCCAACTCTTACTTACAAGACTGAGCCTTATACACGCAAGTCAACGTTGCAGTTGAATCGTATTGCCACTATCAAAGAAGCTGACTTTGGAATCATTGAAGCTGTTGGTAAGTTAGTATAATGCCAAACGACACTGTACGTCGCGATGCGTACTTTTGTATACACACGACCATGCAATCAGGTTTTGAATGCTTGATTCCTGCTCGTGGATACAATTTAAAGTCGTGGTTAGCATTCGAGGACAGACTTGGTGCTAAATACGAATATGACGAAATCACCGAACAAGCATACATTCATTTAATGCTAGGTGATCCCAATGACCCACTTGGAGAAAAGTATGGACCAGCAAGCAAAGGAACAGCACAGCAAGAGACTGCACCAAAAAGAGGTCGTGGTAAAACGAAAGCTGAAGATAGCAAAAGCACACGGACTCCAAGAAAAACAACCGCACCGACTAGCAAAGAAAAGCCCAGTGTCGTGCGGAAATCCCCAGTGCGTAATGTGCGCAAACCCAAGAAAGACGTTCAAGCAGCTGACAATTCAGGAACAAAGACACCAACAAGATCTCGAAAGTCAACGGGATCGACATAGTAATGGAGTAATAAATGAATCCGAATCCGACATGTAATAATGAATGTAGGTTTGCACCTGGACTTAGTATGACTACTATGGTCTATTACCATCCAATCTATGACAAGTATGGTAATAATGTTAATCCAGA